CGCTACTCGCCATCCCCATCGTCTCGGTCCTCCTCGTCCTCGTCGTCGTCCAGTCCGTGCACGATGACTTGGCCGTCGCCGGATTCGATCACGTCACGGTGATGTTCCGCTTCGTCCGCTTCGACTTCGAACAGCGCCCACCACGCGGTCAGTTCCGGCGAGCTGATGCGGGCTAACATCTCCTCGCGCGTCATCCCACCGAGGCGAGCGGTGAGGGCAAGGGTGAATCGCTCCCATCCGCCGTCTCGGAGGCTTTTTTTATTTCGTCAACATCCTCGTCGCTGACACCAGACAAGCGCTGCGCCGCCTCGAAGATTCGGTTGAGCGCCGCAGCAGGCCATTCACCAAGGAGCACCGCCTCGCCATCTGCGAACATCCGAGAGCCGTCCTCGTTCACGAGGCACCGCACGGCGAGCCTCGCGCGCACATTCTCAGTGTTCACGTCACGACGTTTCCCTTTGCCGACGATCAGCGACTTCTCCCAGGCATCCCGCTGCACGCCGGACATCCCCTGCACAATCACGTCGCAGCCGAATTCAGGTATGGGCACGACCTCGCGCGGCAGCTTCACCGCGGCCGCCTTCGCGAGGAGTGTTTGCTTGGTAATGGCCATAGCATCCTTTAGGCTGTGGCAATGACCAACGCCCCAGCCGGCGCGAGCACCAGATTCGACATATGCCTGTCGCCCCGACTTGCATCCATGACCGGGAAGGATCGGATGAATACCGGAATCGTAAACTGCGGGTTCGTCGGGGAGTTGGCACCCGCATCGTTCTTGATGACCGCATTGGACGTCGTACGGTTCGTCCACAACGGCATCAGGGTCGCGTACGTCTTGCTCGCCGCGAAATCCTGATAGAGGGTGATCGTGATGTCCGAGACCTTGCGCGTGCCAGGCATCTCATAATCTTCAACATCCGAGATCGCCGCGGCCGCTTGGCCGTTGAGGGTGACCACAAATGACACCTTCTCGACGTGATCACTCAAGTCGACGCCATTGAGCACCACGCTGCCGTTGAAAAAAATATGTTTTGCCACGGCTTACTCCTGCTCTCCTGTGAAGTCCGCCGTTGGCGGCGGCCGTTTCTTCGGAATCCGCACAACATGACGAGGCCCCGTCTGTGCCTCTCCTGGCCCTGGCGGCGATGGCGCGATGAAGTCGAACTCCTCATCCGGATTCGGCCCGTCTGTGTCCCCGGGGCCGAGCGGCGGCCGCGCCGGGCCGGCCACACCGCGTACTGGCGAACGTGGGTCATCATCCCCGGGTCCGAGCGGCGGCACGGCCGGCTGGACTGGGCTGAGATCAGCCTCGTCGGTCATGAAGACGCTCCTTCGTTCACGCTACGAAACCCGCACGCCTTGCAGAGCCAGTCCGGCTGTCCATTCGTCACGCCGAAATCCACAATGACGTCCTCAGGGTGCTGACAGGCCGGAGGTGCTTCAGCCGATTCGCCATCCGCCGGAGCAGCCGTGAGCGCCTCGCGCAGGGCATCGACCGCGCCGCGCAGCACCCGCAGTTCCGCGATAAGCGCCTGCGTCCCTTCGCGAAAGGCTTGGTCCGTCATGATTGATGAATCTCCGCGACCCACCGCTGCACCCCGTGGTACAACAGCCTGTCCGGACTGTCCTCGTCCGGCTCGTCGAAGACCTCGGCGAACTCTCGCGTCAACGACCCCTCCACCAGCACAAACCCCGTAACCGTCAGCGCAACCCGCTCGAGCAGCACATAGATCCGCGACTGGATATTGCTGGCCTGAAACGGTCCCTTCGCATTGCTCCACGTATCGATCTGCAGCGAGACATGCCCGCCAGGCGTCTGCATCGCGCCGGCGTCTCCCGCGTGGTGCCGCTGCCCGAGCACCACATACGGGTAATTCGTGCGCGCCGCCTCCGAGAGATGACTGAAGACGCCCGTGATCAGCGCCATCAGCGTCGCATCGGCCGTCAGCCGCGTCTTGACGGCGTCCACGAAGGCCACCGTCGGATCACCGGTCGCGGGATACGGCATGTCAGACCGACTCGCGACACCCGACCGTCACCTTCACGCGCCGCTCGGTCTCGATCGGTGGGCTCACGATCTCCAGCGTACGGTCGTCTACTGCACTGCTCGTCTCGTGCACCTTCAGCTGCGCGCGGCCCCCGTCCAGATCATCACGGAACGCGCGCCAGTACCGGAAGTCCACCTCAATTGATGTCCTCGGATCGACTTGGCGTGCGATCTCCAGATCGCGGCCGGATAACTCCCGCACTCTCGCCGGTAGGCGGCTGAGTCGAACGGCCCATGTCTCGATGAACCCGTCATGGCCATCTGAGACCTCGGTCCTGACTTCAACACTGACCCGATCGCGTAGATCGCCCACGCGCATCTAATCCGTTCCCACAATCAAAATGTCGTAATTCACTGACGTGCCGCCGGCGCTGTTCGTCACCGTGAAGAGGTCGCCCGTTCCGGCGGTAACCACTTTGCCATTCGTCGGCGAGAAAAACATAAACCACTCGCCAGGGCTCAGCGCGATTCCGTTGCTGGCCGCCATGAACAGCGGCACGCCGTTCGTCGTGGCTCGCTGGAACTGCACATCGTTGATATTCGCCGCAGCGGCACGGACGAAAACCAGTTTGATCTTCGTGAAGGTCAGCGACACTCCAAAGGCGTTCGTGAGGCCACCGCCAGCAAGGTCCAGATTCTCTGTGGCGCTCGCCGTCAGCGTCCGCGTATCGTGCCAATGCTGACTGGCCTGCCCGCTCGCGGTCCCGTTGGTGAGCGCTGCGATGATGTTCACGACTATAGGGTCATTCGCAGTCGAGAGATCGAGGGCGCTCAGCAGTTGGGAATCAACCTTCACATTGACGTTGACGTGGTCGATGACACCGGGCATGTCTTATCTCTCCCTTTAGGCCAACGCTGGATCGCGGAATCGACAGAGCATGTTCCCCAGCGACATCCACAGCGCGTCGTCGGCATCCATGTCGTCGCCACGGTTCTCATAGAGATGTGTGAGCATCAGCAAGATCGCGCTCTGCACGGGCGTCGGCGCGGTCGTCTCCGTCCAAGCCGGCGATCCCACCGTACCAGCGGCATCGGCCTGCCCAATGGTGACGTTAACGGGAACCGTAAATGTAGTCGGGCTCGTCACCGTGACCACGCGGGCGCCATTGACCGTCGGTGTCGTTGTCGTGCCCGCCAGCGTATAGGTCGTGCCAGACACCAAACTGTGCGGTACCGATGTGGTGATGACCGTCGGATTCGCCGCGGAGATCGACGCGATCGCGGTCAGCCGATTCTTGAGATAGTCCATGATGATCGCGCTGGCCTGTTCCAGCTTCGTCTCAATGTCGGCATCATGATCGAGATCCGTGACCCGCAGATGAGCCTTGGCGACGGTGAAGGAAACGATGGCCATTAGGCGGGCCTCCCGACCGGTAAGGCCGCGTCCCGCCCATCACGACCGTCTTTGCCATCCCGGCCCCGCTTGACCGTCAGCGTCCACGCTTTCGACCCGTCACCTGGCTTGGTGTTCGTCGTCTCGTTCGCGTGCCATTCGGACCCCGCCCAGGTCACCCGATCACCGCGGTCGTACGTCTTGCCTTCGATGTACACGCCGCGGTAAATCTCAGTCGATGTCTGCCAGACGTATTCCTTGACGACCTTGCCGCCTCTCAAATAGCGGTGCGTCCACGTCCGCTCACCGTCAAACAACTCCTCAAAGTCGTCGATACCGACCCCATCCTTGCCGTCCAGCCCATCTTTCCCGTGGCGCCCATCCAGCCCCTTGTCGCCGGCTGCGCCTGGTACGCCAGGCAAGCCATCGCGCCCGTCGCGCCCTGGTTTCCCTTCAGGACCTTCAGGGCCGCGTTCGCCCGGCATGCCAGACTGTCCCGGTATCGCCGCTTTCGTCTCAACCGTCACCACGCGATCGCGCAGGCTCGCGAGCTCAAGCACCCGCGCCTGCAGATCTCGAGTGGACTGCTCCGCCGCGGCCAGGCGTTCCAGCACCGGCGCCAGTGACGACTTGACAGTGAGCACCACGATATCGGCCAGGCCGTCCAGATCATCAGGCGGCATACAGGCCCGTCTCTATCGATTTCCGGTTCACCAGCGCCGCGAGACTGGCGGCCCTCACACGCGCCGGCGTGGCTGGTGGCGTGCTGGGCTGCGGAGCGGCCGGCTTCGCAAAGGGGTCGCCCGCGTCACGCTGTGCGAGTGCGGCCAGCGAGTAGTACTGCTGCTGCACCATCGGCGAATCTCCGCCCGTGACGGGGCCGACCCCGTGGTACTTTTTCCGCGCTTCATTCGGGGATAGCGCGCCTGAGCCAATCGAGTCTCCAGCCGCCTTCGTGCGCGTCGCCGTATCCATCCAAATCAGGTCGCCAATATCGAACTCGGTGCCGTACTGCTTCCCGTCAACGGTTTCAGTAATCCCGAGCCCTTCATCCAAACAGTTCTCGAGGTTCACCACCAAGCTCTGCAGACATTGCGCCCAATACGCTTGTAGCAGCGGCTCGACATTCGCGTACGGCGGTGGCGGACCGACCCCAATCATGTACGGCGGCACATGGAAGCAGGAGCAGACCGTTTCAGCGGTCCATTTCAATTGTTCGATCAGTTGCGAATCCACCGCACTCATCGTGAAGGGCTCGTACGTCAAACCATCACCCGCGACGATGATGGCGCCCGCCTTCTCCCCACTGTAGGCGCCAGAGTCAAATTGCGCCTTGAGCCGCAAGGCGGTATCGTCGCCGATCGCGCCTGGCGCGGTGAGCATCCCGCCCGGATTCGACCCGTTGGTGAAAAAATTCTTGGAATTGTTCTGAATGCTGAGGCCCTGCAACGCCGCCACGCCGCACGCGTAGATTGGCGTCACTCCGATCAGGGGGTGATAGAGCGCACACATGATGTCGTGAATGATTTCGCTTGCCGGCACCGTGATCGTCTGCTCCGTCACTTCAGACAGATCGTCACGGTTGAT